AATGCTTTAATTTGACTAGAACACTTTCTATATATCCGGACTACAATTCGTAATTATATTAAGACATTTTTGACGAATTTGAGTTCCCAAAATTTTTATAACGAATTTCAGTCCCAAAATTTATAACGTATTTTACATATCTAAGTCATATACCTCAGGTTTATCATCTTTTTCAACAATCTCTTCTTCTGATCCTTCTTCAGCATTTGATTTGATCTGTACAGGATTACCAAACCCGAAAGAGATAGCACTTCCAACAATATATTTCTGAACCGGTATCGCAATACGGTTTACAGGCTTCTGTCTTTGAACCTCACCTTTTTCATTTTTGATATCCTTATCCGGAAGAAAGGTTTTATCCGTGATGGTTCGGTGCTCCGAAACCTTCCATTCTTTTTTTAAATCTAAGTAAGAATATTGAAAGCCACATCTATCGCAGATAGCTTGTGAATGAGTGCCGACCGCAAACGCCATAATTAATACCCCGAAGGAAAAAAGTTTTGTGGAGTTAAGTGCACTGAAGTAGATTGACTACCTTCAATGAGTGCCCTATTAAGTTCATCTTCATAGTACATTTTTAATTCTTGAGTTTTAACCGGATTGTATTTTTGAGATAAATAAAAAGCTAATCCTGAAGTTAAACAAGGATAAAAGTATAATAAATATCTGGTATGTTTGTATAAGAACCAGCGTCTTGAATCCTTGCCATATAATTAAAATTAATTTGAGTGTCGGTGACATTAGGAGTTAAATATAAATTAATTGTTACATTAGATTGACCATTAGCAGTGGCTATTTCTTGTTGTACATAATATTGACTTGGTGTTCCTTCAGAGAATTTATTAGGAATTTGTAAATACTCAGATCTTGAAACCTGAGTCATAGTTGTATCTACATTATTATTTCTAAAAACCGCTTCTAAAATATCATCGGTATTAGCTGGAAGTTGATAGGAAGTTGTGCCTGCAGTTAAATTAATTGTAGCATTTTCAACTTTCCAAATATGTACACCACGATTACCCCATTCAGAAAGTAATAAATTTAAACTTCTTTTAGCAGATTTAATATCATAACCTGTTCTTACTTGTTTATTACAACGTTCGAACGCTTCAGCGATAAGTTCTTCTGTATCTAGAGTAAAAGTGGTTGTACCTGAAGTAGACATATTAAATTACTTTTTAGTTCCTTTAGTTGTCATTCCACCTTTTTTCTATTTTCATCATTCCGCCACCGCGTTTTTTAACGACTTGTTTCTTCATCATTCCGCCACCGCGTTTTTTGATAACTTGTTTTTTTTCTATCATGACTTGTACTCCTTAATAAAAAGTTTTTATATAAATTTGCCTAGTTAATACTACGTCTTCGTAGTAATCCTTTGGCCACTTCTCATAATAACCTATCTTATGGAGTTTGCAACTTGCTTCATACAGTTGTTTAAACTTTTGAACAAGCATCATAGAATATTCTAAATCACTATGTTTTACTTCTTCTTCTGTAGGGTCTGCTAAAAAGGCTTGTTCTTCTAGAGTTGCGGGATTGGAAGGATGAAAACCCATAAAATAAACATCTTTTTTATTGTACAGCTTATTGTAAAAATCTATTTTTTCTTGGAATTGTTCCGGTGTAAATTGATCCCAAAAAGGATCGCAAAAAATAATAATATCATGTTGTTTTTTGTTCCAAGATTTAATTACATCGGTAAGATGTTTTTCGTATTTTGTTTTGTCCATACGAACTTCAATTCTTACTTTCCCTTCTTTTCTCCATTTAGCCGCAAAAGGGCAAGCGGGAAAACCTATGTGTTTATTCATGGGTTCGAGAACTTTTTTTAGACCATTGAATAACGTCTGCTTTAATTTTTTCTGCTTGTTTTTTACGAGACACGTCTAAAAGGTTTTACTTTCTTTTGCTACACTTCTTTGGTTTGAGATTACAAATTGTTTGCCTTTTTCTTTGCCTTTTCTTTTAGCTTTTGTTGTTGCCGCATATTCCGCAGGAGTCAAGCTCTTGATTGCTTTTTCTGGTAGATATCTTTCGCCTGTCTTAGAAGAAGGCTTTCCAGATTTCGTTTGCCATTTTTGATCTCCCCATGCTTTTAAACTTTTTTGTGACTTTTTTAAATTAACCATTAGGATTTATATCCTCCGCCAGCTTTTTTATATGCTTTAGCTACCGCTTGTGCTTTTCTCGCTGACCACTGTCCAGCGCCAGTTCCATGTGAAGCTTGTGCTTTAATACGATTAAATATATTTTTTCTTAGAGTAGGTTTTGTGTAGTTGCCTGCTTTATTAACTGTACTTTTTGTCATTGACCTATTTTTGGTCATTATCGCAAGAACACTCTTTAATGTGAAATACATTACAAGCTAATCTTTTTAAATAGTCTCTAATCTTTTTAAATATTTTTTTATTTTTTAAACATTATTTACCTTTTCTCATATAGTTTTCCATCCACATTATTTTTTTCCTTAATAATAGCTACATCTGTTTTCATCTGGGAAATATCACTTACTTCTCTTTCTAATGCTTCTATTTTATTTGAAAAACTTCCATATAAAACTCCTACAGCTAAAATCATAGGAAGAAATGATGCGATATATTTGGTATCTATTTGCATTTGTTAAATAGTTTATAGAAAAATAAAATTAATTTATACATTAAAATTGAATAGGTAGTCACTGTTCTACTCATCATTTAACACTTCCATCTTTTTCTAGCTTGTCTAAGCCTAGACTTTGGGTTAGCTGCTGCTTTAGGGAATTGTTTCATTTGACCCAGCGCTCCTTGCACAATAAGATTTTCTTCTCTTTGCATCTTTGCTTCCCTTTTTTACTTTACCTGTAACAGCCGTTTTTAATTTAGATCCGGGGTTTGCTTTTCTATAAGCTTTAACTCCTTTAGTAGTCATTCCCGCCCCTGATTTAGTAGGGCGGAAATTACCAGATTTAACGGAAGTTTTTATTTCCATATTTAATCGTAATACTTAATCCATTCGCACCAAACTACGTATTCTTGGCCAGCGACACTTGTAGTTGGAATCTCTAGTAAAACATCCCCTGAATAACCTGCGGCCTGTGTATTTTGAAGTGCTCCAAAACTAGAAAAATCAAAGTTGTTATCATAGTTTAAAGAAAGAAAAGGAACATCTGAGGTAGCGTCCCAAGCCATAGTTGCAGAAGCATTTGCTGCTCCAGCGCCTTGATACCATATTTTGTTTAATGCTACTCGAGTGCAACTATTGCCTCCACTAGAGGTAAGTGCTGAGACATCTACTAAAGTAATAGAACTTGCGCTTCCTCCGTCAGCTAAGACAAAGCATGTGTTAATTAATTTTCGGTCACCTTGAAATTGAATTGCTGGACCTGTTATTGTATTTGCCATTTTATTGTTCTCCTATCATGGTGAGAGAGACATTACTCTCTCTCACAGAGTTAATATATAATTATGTTAGTGAAGGTTGTCCTTCTCCTGGTTGAGCGTTATCTACTATTGTATAAGTAAATACACCTGTAACAGTTCCTGTACCGGCTGTTGCCCCTACTGAAGCTGCTACTGTAGCATTAGCTGGAATACCCGCTGGAATAACTAAAGCACCATCTGCACCTTTGAGAGTTCCTTTTGTAACTGAAGCTACTTCATTAAGAAGCCATCTACATCAGCTGTAGTTCCTATATCAACTGTAGAACTTGCACCTACTGATACTACCACTACTGAAAATGAAACAGGTATAGCACCTTTAGGTAAACAAAAGTTTCACCTGCTGTAGCACTTGTACCAATTCTAACCTGGTGTTAAAGCTACTGCTGCTGCTGCTGCGTCGAATGAAATTACTTCTGATAGAAGTACTACACCTGGAGTTGCTCCAGATGATTTGTCTTGTCCGCCATACGATCTTACGATCCCTTGAAACGATGTTGTAGCCATATTAAACCTCCTTGGTTGTATAGACCTTTCGATACATAATCTCTATACCGTCTGACAAGCTCAGTGTATGTATCTAAGTATTAATGCTTGTAGTTTAAGTTATAGAATAAAAAAAGGGCGCAGTAAAGCGCCCTTTAAAATTAATGTTTTGAATTGTTACTTATGCACCAGATGTACCGAATACACAACGAGGATCAGAGAATCCATAAGAATATCTCTCTCTTGCTTTGTATCTGATATTACCTGTATCAAAGTCACCTTCCATAACTGTTTTTTAATGGTGTTCTTACAAAGTGTTTGAAACCATTTGGACAGTCAGTTTTGATGTAGAAAGCGTCAGCATCAGTTAGTAGTGATTAACAACATAGCCTTCAGGAATCATTGACATGTTTCTGATTGCGTTTGATGTCGTTATCAGCTGTACCAACTCTTAGTGCAGAGTTCATAAGCCTATCAGCAGAGAACTGTAATTGTCTTGGGACAATTAATTTCATTCCTTTGATAGCTGTTCTTAATCCTCTTTCGTCAAGGAAAGCTGCAATGTCGATTAGTGACTGCTCTAATGATGTTTCATTTAAGTCAGCGTCTGTTGCTAATCTATTTTGCAAAAAACCACCTGATTGAAGAGGGTGCTGAGTGTTAACTA